CGGCGTCGCGCACTGCGACGGTGACGTCTACGGGGGTGGTTTGGGCGGCAACCACGGCGCTGATTGCGGCGCCAGTGGAGGGGGTAACGCCGTTTTTCGTGAGACGGGCGGCGATGCCTGCGGCGATAGTGGCTGCGGCACCAACGAGGATGGCGGTGGAGTCGGTGCGGCCGGTAGCGGCGTAGGCTGCGGCCAGGGTTGCTAGGGCGCCTGCCACACCGCCAAGGCTGGCGTTGACCGTGTTAGCGAATCGCCGATACCAGGGCTGCTTCTCAATGGCAGTTGCGATAGCGGCTTGGGCGGCATCGGGGGGGGGGGTGGTAGGGGGGGGG